TCACTTTGCGTTAACTGGTGGTCTTGATCGTGATGTCCACCTTACACCTACACCAGCAGTAGTCTCCGTATACTCGGTGGCTGCTTCCTCTGTCTCAGCGGTATTCTGGAAGTAACTATGACTGAACCAACTAAACCTTTGACTAACAATAAACTCATGGACAGATTCGATACGCCGGTACTCGACTCCCTCCCTGTAATGCAAAGAGATTTTGTCCTTGCATATTGTCAATGCTTTGATGCTCCAACAGCACACGATAAAGCCGGTTACAAGAATAAGCTCCCTGATGCCAGGGTTAAGATGATCTATAGACTCACCCATAACCCTAAGATTCTGAAGGCTATGGAAGAACACATGAATAAGCAGATGGTGCAGATAGATGGCTCCAAGGCTGCTCTATGTGTTCGCCTATTGAATCAATCCTTAGCTACACCCTTTGATGTCTATCAGTGGGTAGAGGAGTATGAGAATGGTATGGGTAATATGGTTAAGAAGCCTAGCCTCATGCCAAGAGACTTTAAGGACATTGAGCCTCGCTTCCACTGCGCCCTAGTGTTCATCCAGAGAGGCAGAGATGGCTCCTACGGATGGGACACCATGGGACAGCATAGAGCTACTACTATGCTCTCTAAGCTGATGATGTGGGATCAAGAGGAGAAGGATAATGATACTCCTATCGTGTTCAACTTCGGTAACATTCAGAATGGTGAGTACGTTAAAGCAGAGGATACTACCATTGAGCTAGGCTCAGTGATGGATGAATCTGATGAAATTGATAAGCTGATCCAGCATTAAGGGAATCCCTAAGTCCTTCACTATGGGGGGCCATACGGTAACGGTAATCTTCTCTGATACTCTCCTAGCCAAGAATAGTAACTATGGTGAGTGCAATCCAGATCAACAGACTATCACCCTTCAGACTCCTAACAAGGTAGTCAACAAGCAGTACATCACCCAGACCTTCTACCATGAGTTAGCCCACTATGCTATGCATCAGATGGGTGAAATGGATCTATTCACTAATGAGAGATTCATTGATGCACTAGGTCACATGCTCCATCAGTTTAGCGTAACGAGGAAGAACTAATGGCTGACTCTAAAGCCATTGGCTATATCCCCTCGACTACAGGTGTAGTCTTCCATAACTCCAATGCTGACATCAGGATAGTCCTGGGTAATGTTGGTAGTGGTAAGTCTACTATGATGATTGTAGAGCTATTGAAGATGGCTATGCTCCAGAAGGTAGATCAGAATAATGAGAGAAGCTCTAAGTGGGTAGTAGTCCGTGAGACATACCCGCAGCTACTAGAGACTACCTACGCATCGTTCAAGCTATGGCTGAAGCCTAACAAGACTACCAGACGCTACACCCAGAGTGCGCCTATGCGTATACGCTGGACTGATCTTATGGCTGACGGTACGAGAATGAACGCTGAGTTCATCTTCATGGCTGTTGCTAAACCTGATGACTATGAGAACCTGAAGTCACTAGAGTTAACAGGTGGGTTTATCAATGAGTGTGGCGCTATGGACTCTGAAATTGTCCCTGCTGTACTTAGTCGCTTAGGGCGATACCCACCACCTAACTCTGCTGTAGATATTGATGATCCAATCACTAGAGTATCCTTAATAATGGATACCAACCCACCAGAAGATGAAGGCTGGGTATCTAAGATTGAGGAGACTCGGCCTAAAGGCTGGAAGTTCTTCAGACAACCACCAGCACTAATCAAAGACAACAATAGTGACTGTGGTTATATCCTTAACCCTCTAGGTGAGAACTTCAAGTATCTTGGTATAGGCCCAAAGTCCTATTACCTTGATCGTGTACCCACCATGACCCCAGAGCAAGTTAAAGTCCTGTTCTGTGGTGAGTATGGTGTTACATCATCAGGTAAAGCTGTCTACAAGAGGCAGTGGGACCACGAGTACCATGTAGCCAAGACAGGGTTAACCCCTATCAAGGCACATCCGGTAATACTCGGGTGGGACTGGGGTAAGGGCGGTGAGAGCTGCATTGTTGGGCAAGTGATGCCTTCAGGCCAGCTCAGAGTCATTCAAGAGTTCTGCGCTGACAACATTGGCCTTAGAGAGTTTGCTAAGGACTTCGTTAAGCCATGGCTTGAGGATAACCTACTAGTAGCTCCAGGTGAGGAACCATGGAAGATTATCTCCATAGGCGACCCTGCTGGCCTGTCTAGTCATGGACTCAGTGCTGATAGCCGTAACTACTTCCATGTGCTTAACGATGAGCGAGTAGGTGTATTCAAGGATTGGTTTGTCACAAGGCCAGCCCAGAGTAATCACATTGAGATACGCCTTAATGCTGTTCGCCACTTCCTCACCAACAAGACTAATACACAACTCCCTATGTTCCAGATTGATCGTAGCTGCAAGCTGTTAATGAAGGGCTTCAACCAATCATACGAGTACGAGAGAAAGCAGGTAATGGGTAAGGCTAAGTATAAGGATCTTCCTTGTAAGTCTGCTGAATCACACCCCCATGATGGCCTTCAGTACCTCTGCCTATTCGCCCACCCTGATTATGACGCATTGCGTAAGCATACTGAGTTTGTAACTCGGACTGTAGTTAAGACAATCAAGAATGTGGACGCCACCAATTACATCTAGGATATCAACATGAGTGAAGCTACTTATAGCGAGGAATGGGCTGAGTCTGAGGATGACGAATCCACTAAGCTCTCTAAAGAAGAAGTATCAAAGAACAATGCCCTGAATGCCCTCGCTGTAACTGCCCAATCCTTTGTAAGTGAAGCAGTGCAGATGAGGAATAGTACAACACTACCAGAGGAGCTGAAGCGAGCCTACAGGCTCTATAATGCCTCCTCAACCGATACCATGAGCGACTTAATGGATGACTTCGAGGGTACACGTACCTCTATGAAGAATGGTTCTTCAGTCATCATGAACATAGCTCGCCAGATTACCAATGATGGTGCTTCACAGCTTGGGGATATGCTATTCCCTACTGATGAAGACAACTATGGTATCAATGGTATCACCCCAGCTAAGCCTCCCCTACGACTAAGGGCTGAACCTGAGTTAGATGCATCAGGACAACCCGTAGTTAACCAAGAGACAGGGGAGGCTGTCACCCAGATACAAGCCTGGGAAGCTCGTAAGGCATCCTTAGAGATTAAGGTTGAGCGTATGGCTGCACTGATGGATGGCACCCTTGATCGTATCCAGTTTGGTAAGATTGGGCGTAAGCTAATTGACTCTGGTGCTAGAACTGGTACTGGCATTCTGAAGGGGCCATACGTTGACCCCCAGGGTGAGCAGAAATGGACTAACCGTAAGGGTAAATGGAGTCTTGAGGCTGATGCTGGGCGTAAGGCTACATTCAGTGAAACCTCAGTCTTAGACTTCTTTCCAGATATGTCTGCTGAGACAGTGGATGACTGCGCTTATGTGAATGTTCGCAACTGGGCATTACCAAGGCAGGTCACTCAGCTATCTGGCGGTGGTTACTACCCTAATCAGATTGCAAGGCTTATTGTTAAGGCACCAAAAGAGATTACTAGCCCTGATACAGACCACGAAAGAGCCTATATCAAGGATAGAGCTATTGATGGTGAGATGTATACCAAACGATATGAACTCTGGGAGACTTGGGCTGATTTCGATGTAGAGGAGCTAGTAGAGGCTGGTGTTAAGGTGCCTTCCTCATTATTGGAACAGAAGAAAGTATTAGCCTGTGTAATCCACTGCGCTGGTATCACCCTGAAAGCCTATGTAGCACCACAACAGCATAAGTTACCATTCCATGTATGGTGCTGGGATGATGATCCAACTAGCATCTTTGGTAAGGGTGTACCTATCCTCACTGAGAATAGCCAACTGACATATAATGCAGTATGGCGAATGATACTCGACCATGGTGGTGTCTCAGCAGTACCACAGATTGTAATGATGAAGAACAAGCTCACCCCCGCCAATGGTGATAAGAATGACTACTCTATTCGTGGTGGTAAGGTTTGGGAGTATCAAGGTGATACCTTCAATCTACCTGATGGCTCTAATGCTAAGCCTTTCGAGGTCTATGAGCTACCAGCGCAC